GTTAGCCCAGACAGCGCTCTCTAAACAGCACTGTCCACGCTATCAGCAAACAGTCTGAGGGTCTCGTAAGACCCCAGACTGTTTAATACTGGCTGAGAGTTATATAGTACACACCAAAAAAGATTTTCCCGTACAAACCCTATGCCCCTGTACTGTCCTACTATGTCCTATTTTGGTATAGTTAGTTCTGTGATTTAGGTAACAGTTTTGTTATAAACCGTTCGGAATGGCTGTTTGAACGGATTAATACTATATAGGGGCACAAAGTGCCCACTGATAGTAGCAAGCCTTGAGGGCTTGCGTTACAGACTGTATCTACTATCTGTTACTAACTGGCTGTACTGACTATCAGTACTGTATGTAGATGGGACAGGTCTGTGACTTTTCAGAAGGATAATAACCCTAGGACAAAGGCTATGGCGGAAGCCAAGGCTAAAGTCTTAGCCCTTGTATCTGAGGGTATGTCTGTCCACAAGGCTATGGAGAATCTGGGCAAAAAGCCCGATACCGTCCGCATCTGGATGATGCGGGATAAGCAGTTTGCCGCTGACCTAGCCGAGGCAAAGGAGAACGCCAAAGAGCGTTCCCTGAAAGCCCTGGGTGTGGCAAGGGAAGATATTTCCTTCCCCCAATTTTCAGAGATGTTTTTAGACCAGCGGGTGTTCCCTCACCATCAGGACTGGATTGACCTGCTGGAGGGCAAAGAGCCATCTTGGCTCCACCCTAATATGATTTACGAGCCAGGCGATAAACACCGCCTCCTTGTAAACGTGCCACCTGAGCACGCTAAGTCCACCGTGATTACGGTGAATTACTCTACCTACCGCATTGCCCTAGACCCCAATGTCAGAATCATCGTAGTTTCTAAGACGTTAGTCAAAGCACGTGAGTTCGTGTACGCAATCAAACAAAGGTTAAGCCACCCGCGCTGGTTGAAGTTGCAAACAACTTTTGGACCAGAAGGGGGATGGAAAGAAGACTCTGATACCTGGCGTGTTGACACCGTCTACTTGGGTAGCGATGCCCGTAATTCATCCGAGAAAGACCCGACTATTCAGGCGCTCGGTATGGGGGGTCAGATTTACGGTGCCCGTGCCGACCTCATCATTCTGGATGACTGTATTACTACAGCCAATGCCCACGAATATGAGAAGCAGATTAACTGGCTGCAAAAGGAAGTTATTACCCGTTTGGGTAAGAATGGCAAGTTGCTGGTTGTAGGAACCCGTATTGCCCCAACAGATTTTTATAAAGAACTCCGTGACCCGAAACATTGGTCTGGGGGCAAAAGCCCCTTTACCTATATGGGTATGCCAGCAGTTCTACGCTATGCAGATAAGCCAAAAGATTGGGAAACACTCTGGGCTAAGTCAGACGTCCCGTGGGACGGGGATGAAGATACACCCGACGAGCAAGGGCTATATCCTAAATGGGATGGTCCAACACTCGCCCGACGTAGAGGAGAGGTTACTCCATCTACGTGGGCACTGGTCTACCAGCAAGAAGACGTAACAGAAGATTCTATTTTCCCAGCAGAACTGGTACAGGGTTCCCTGAATGGTATGCGTAAGAAGGGTCCGCTAAGAGCAGGCGCTACAGGACATCCAACACAGGTTGAGGGCTACACAGTAGTTGGCTTTGACCCTGCTATGGCTGGCAATGCTGCGTTTGTTGCGATGACCTATAACAGGCACGACGGAAAGATTTATGTGTTGGACTGTCTTAATATGGCAGAACCAACACCACAGAAGATTAGGCAGGCAATTGAGGAGTTTGTTCAAAGGTATAAGCCGCAGGAACTCCGCGTTGAAATCAACGCCCACCAAAAAGCCTATGCCCTTGACTCCGACTTACAGCAATGGCTGGCATCTTATGGTGTTCGCCTCAATGCTCACTTCACTGGAAAAAACAAATGGGATACTAACTTCGGAGTCGCAGGAATGTCTACGCTCTTTGGAACTGTCAACAATGGAAAACACCAGAAGAACAACATCATTGAACTCCCTAGCACTGAAGGTTCTGAAGGACTTAAGGCTTTAGTACAACAACTCATAACCTGGAAACCTGACACCAGAGGCAAGACCGACTGCGTAATGGCGTTATGGTTTGGTGTCCTACGTTGTCGTGAGTTTATGCAACAAAACTCTGCAGTACAAAGGTATGCCCACAATCGTTGGGCAACTAGAGCACAATCACAAAAACGTTATTCAGTAAATCTAGATGAAATGATTGCCGAGCAATGGCAACAAACATACGGATAGGAAATAGATGCTATCAATAGAGCAAATCTCAGCACGCGTAGAGAATCTACGTGAACGTGCTGCCGAGCGTGATGCACGCCAGCAAGACGTTCTTGCTGTCCGTAAAGGTCAGATTGCAACTGTATATCCAGATTTCTTTCCTGAAGGCGTAGACGCAAATGTCGTTGCAAATTTTATTGACATTGTTGCACGTGACTTGTCAGAGGTTATGGCGCCTCTACCGTCGGTCAACTGTTCGGCGGCGAATCAGGCTAATGACCGCGCTCGTAAGTTTGCTGATACCCGTACTCGTATTGCTACCAATTATTTTGCTCATTCTGATTTACAAGTACAGATGTACACGGGCGCCGATATGTACATCACATTTGGTTTCGTTCCATTCATAATTGAGTTGGACGAAGAAGCAGGGCTGCCGCGTATCCGCATAGAAAACCCAGTGGGCGCTTACCCAGAGTTTGACCGCTATGGGCGCTGCATTGCCTTTGCAAAGCGTTACTATATGGCTGTAGGCGAAGTCGCCTCGCAGTTCCCTGAGTACGCACATATTCTACTTGGCAAAGAAATGTACAAGTCAGATATGAATTCACAGATTGAGATTGTTCGTTATTATGACGAGAAGCAATCTGTGTTATATGTTCCTGAGCGTAACAACCTTGTGCTATCGCACGCCAATAACCCTATTGGCAAGATGATGGTTGTTGTTGCTAAGAGACCATCTATTGATAATGAGATGCGTGGTCAGTTTGATGACGTGCTCGGTATTCAGTTGCTTCGCAACAGGTTCGCATTACTTGCGATGGAAGCAGCGGAAAAATCCGTACAGGCACCAATTGTTCTACCATCAGATGTCAATGAACTTGAAATGGGTGGCGATGCGGTTATCCGTACTGCTAACCCTGCAGGTGTACGCCGTGTTGACCTTAACATTCCACCTGGAGCATTTACTGAACAAGCGTTGCTTCAGCAGGAACTACGTACAGGAACACGTTATCCAGAGGGACGTACTGGAAATATTGATGCCAGCATCATCACGGGACAAGGTGTGCAGGCACTTATGGGAGGCTTTGACACACAGGTCAAGTCTGCTCAGGCTATCTTTGCTTCAGCACTACGAGATGTTATCTCGGTCTGCTTTGAAGTTGATGAAAAGTTTTTTGATTATGAAAAGACTATCCGTGGCGTAGATGCTGGTAGCCCATACCAGATTACGTACAAGCCAGCAAAAGACATCAAGAAAGACTACTCAGCCGATGTCAGATACGGAATGCTTGCTGGTCTTAACCCAGCACAAGGTCTTATCTTTATGCTACAAGCACTTGGTGGCGGTTTGATTTCTACAGATTTGGCTATGCGTGAGTTGCCATTTGGTATCAACGTGACACAGGAACAAGAAAAGATTGAGATTGAGAATATGCGTAAGTCGCTAGTTCAATCTCTACAAGCCTATACACAAGCCATCCCACAGATGGCTGTGCAGGGTGGGGACCCATCAATGGTAATCAAGAAGGTCGCTGATGTCATCAAGGCACGTCAGAAAGGCGTAAGCATTGAGGATGCAGTTGAAGAAGTCTTCGCACCAGAATTACCTCCTGCTGGCGCTCCAATGGTTGAGCAACCGTCCCCTGCTCCCGCTGCGTCAGTAGGAGGCGCAACTCCACCATCACTACAGACTTTGTTATCTAGTCTCAGTGCTGGAGGAACGGCAAGTGCAAGCGCTAGAACTGCTATTCGGAGGTAGTTATGCCACCGCGTAAAAAGAAACCACAGCCACGCAAACCTCGTACTGTTGCCAATGAGGAACATACTGAGTTAGAAATGTATTGCATTTGGCTTAATGAGTATTACAAGTCTTTGCTTAAAGCAGGATTTAAGAGTGAGTTAGCCTTAAGTTTTGTTATGGACAAGAGTTCATATCCTAACTGGGTTAACTATAAAGCACCTACTGAAGATGAAATTAAAAAATATCTAGATGAAGAGGACGAAGACTAATGGCAGATATTAGAGAAAAAGTATCTGGAATTGGGTCTATGTCTGAACGCACTGACCTAAATGTTTCTTCACAACCAACTCGTTATATTTCAGGTTTGCCGTATGGTCAAGGACAAGCAACCTATGAACAACAGGCTGCTGCTCCTATGGCTGTTAATCCTCTTGCAGAGGTTGCATCTGATGTAACACCTATTACTGCAATGACTCAGCGTCCAGAAGAACCTATTACTGCTGGAATTGATATTGGTCCTGGTCCTGGCTCGGAGGCTATGCCGCCTATGCCAACGCAACCACAACCATCATTGGCTGATACATTCAATCAACTTATTAAATTTGACCCTAGCGGAGAAGCGGAATTAATTTACAGACGACTTGTTGATGAAGGATACTAATGGCGCAAACAGTAAATTACATTGTAGCCAAAACAAGTCCCAATTTATATGCAGCAGCAAAACAGGCTAACCTTAACCAGACTCAAGTAAATCAGATTGAGCAATACAGTTGGACTGTTGATAAGAATAAAAATCTTCTGCGTATGCCAGTTGAGCGTGCTAGAGAACAGTTTAATTCTTTAGATAAAGAAGTTCAGGATATGTTGAGATTTCTTTATCCTGATGCTGACTATGCTAAAGCAGCCCCTGATGCTGGAGACAAACTACTCGGTCTTGTTAAGGGTGGATTAAAAATAGCAGCCAGCCCTTTGATTGGTATTTATAAGGCTGCTGGTACCTACGGCAGAGCAATCAATGTTCCATACTTAATGGGTCGTCAAGCAGCACAAGGTGAAGAATTTTTTAGCAAGCAGGTATTTACAGATGCTTGGGACGGACGCAGAGTATTTGATGAAGGTGCTTTGGCTGAAGCAGAAAAAAGTTTTGGCAAAGACAATGTAGCCATTGCTAAGGGATTATTGCAAGGAAAGAAACCTGGCGAGATTATTGAAGGTCAGGGCGCATTAACCACGGAGTTTCTTAATTCATTCTCAAAGGCGTTTAATAACGACCAAGAGTTTAAGCAGGTTATGGATGCTGTTAAGTATGCTCAGGTATCACCTGGTCGTGATTTAGCGCGTATTCTTAACAAGCCAGTATCTACAAAGTCTGGCGATTACATTAGCGGTAAAACAAAAAACCTTTCTGGCTTTGTTGACTTTATGTATCAGATTGTCATTGACCCACTTACGTGGGTAACTGGCGGTGCTGCTAAACTTCCAGGTCTTGCTGCTAAAGTAAATATTGGCGACCAGATGGTTCGCAACGTAGAACGCTTTGGAACACTAGGCGTCAAGAAATCTTTTGAAGAATCACCAGCACTACGCAATCACTGGGATAAAGAAATTGGTCCTATGATTAAGCGTCTCGGTGACTCTAAGAATCTTGCAGAAGAAGCACAGATTATCCGTGAAATTGGCACCAAGTATGCTGGTCACGAAGATACTGAATGGCTACAACTGCTTAAGCGAAACAGAATTTACAATGCTGATGCTGCTGTAAAGTACTTTGGTGATAATACAGAATCTGCTATCAATCTACTTGCAGGACGTGTAGAAGGTACACAGTATTTCCGTAATGGTGTTGCTACTGCACGTAACCAGCGCCGTCTTGATTTTGGTATGGGACGCTTTGTTGACGGAATCTTTAATCCAGTAATGGCACGTGAGGACGTTCTTAAACAAGGTGAAGATGTCTGGACTAAGTTAAATAAACTTGGCGATGAGGGTACTAACTATGTTAGCCCTGAAGTAGAAGACATCCAGAAGTTTGTTAAGAAGATGACCTTTACTGAAAAGATTGGTCAGAAGTTTGCACGCAACCCACAGGGTCGTGCTATCAATATTGGCAAAGACGCTATTAAAACAGCAGCCAATTTCCGTGATACTGCACGTCAAGTTTTGCCACGTGACCTAGCGGATTTCGTAACATTAAAGTTTATTAATGCAGATACCAACGACCAAGTTGCTGTAGTACGCAGTCTTTACTACGCAATTATGCAGCGATATGGCATTGATGGTCATCCTAAAGGTAAAGAAATTATAGAACAGGAACTAAAGTCACACTTTGGTTCTAAAGAAGGCTTGGCAATTACAGAAAAACTGGAAGTGCCTGAGCAGTTTGTTCCCGAACTTGGCAAGACTGGCTTGAAGTTGTCAGATGAAGGAGCGTTTTATGACTCTTCTGGCATTATTCATCCATTCCAAGAGGCTAAATCTATTGCCAACTTGAACTATGTTCAGTTAGCACAGTTGTCTTATGAGGCTAAAACTAAGAGCAGTGTCATTATGGCTGTTGGTAAAGGTGCTGGTCAGTCAAAGTTTGCTTCTGATTTGGTAAATGCGTGGACAATTCTTACTCTGTTCCCTCGTCTGGGTGTGCGAAGCGCAATTGACGAAGGTGTTATGTACATTCTTGCTGCACCTGTCCGTGATATTTGGAACACAATCCTTCCCCGTTACGCGGCAAAGGGTCGTGATGCTGGAAAAATTGCATCAACTGTCACTGGTTCTAAATCAGGTGAAGGTTTTAGAGAGTCATTCAAGGGTGCTATTGGTTTAACCCGTGGCTCAGAGCGTATTAGCACTAGAGACCGTTTGCTTATGCGTAGCAATATCGCAAAGAAAAGAAACATTAGCGAAGAACAGGTATCTCAGGCAGAACTTATTACCAATACAACTGATGTTGCTGCCAGAATGATTCCGTCTAGGCTAACTGACCAAGAACTAGATGACCTTAAAGACGCTCTTATTCACAATCAGCACGTTACTAAGGGTATGGCTGGCTCTATGGCAGCCCGTGCTAGCGGTTCTGGCGGATACGCCAATGAAGTTGCAGAAGAACTTATTGACTTTAACAACTATGAAGCATTTCTTAAGGCAGCAGATGTATCTTCTGGTCTTAAGGGTGGTGTAGTAGATACCCGTGACCTTGAGCGTTCACAGATGTTTAATGGACACGCTGTTGCTGGTGTTCACTTTGAGAACTGGGTACGTCGTTTTTACGGCAACCGCCGTATTGTTGTAGGTAGAGATGCTGATACTGGTGTTGAGAAGATTTATAACTTTAACCCAACACAGGCTTTCTTTGAAAACAATGGTCTAAAGACTTCGGATGACTTTGTCAAGGCAAGAGATATGCTGCTTGCTGACATTGGCATTATTAGAGATGGCAAGATTATAGATGAGATTGGCGACGCTGCTGCGTCGGTATCTCCACGTTATACTTACAAAGTAAATGATGCCGAAGCGGTTAAAGATTTCTTACAGATGTCTTCCCGTACTTCTGCTCTAACTCAAAAAGGTTTTGTTGATTTAGATATTGCTCGTGACCAAGTAGAACGTATCTTGTTAGATATGTATTCAACATTCCACGGTAATTCTAAGAAGTTTAATGAGGGACTATTCAATCGTTTATCTGAATCAGTCAAGGGTTACAAGGCTCAAGAGGTAGCAGATAATGTTAAGATTAAGAACCAGTGGAATCTAGCGGCACAGTCACTAAAGTTTGATGAGTTTGTTGACCTAACTAAAGGCTTCCAGCCTTCTGGCAGAATGTATACCTTGCTAGATATTGACGGGTTAGTAGATGTAGAAAGCGCTTTTGCCAAACTTGGCAACAATATGATGGAGATTATGGACCGTCAGGTTACTGGTCTACTCCGTCAGCCAGCAGTTATGACTGCATACTTCCGTATCCGTAACAACTACAGACAGTTCCAAAACCAAGACATTAGAGCAATGGTTAGCCGTCAGATGGAAAACCTTAAAGAACGTGATATTAATCCTGATGCGGTTAAGTATGTTAAGGCAGATGGCACTAAGGTAACTTGGAGAGATGACATCACAGAAGATGTCAGGGAGATAACAGCACGTAAGTATTCAGAGATTGCAATGATGCAGGCTGCAGATACTGTTCTAAAGTTTGCTGATAATCCAAATATCCGCACCAACTTTGCTTTATCTGTGCGTAACGTTGGACGTTTTTACCGTGCTACCGAAGATTTTTGGCGCCGCGTGTACCGCCTAAAAGATGTAAGTCCTAGAGTTCTATATCGTATGCGTCTTGCACATACTGGTATTGACGCAAATGGTGACGTATACGAGGATGCCAATGGCGATGCCTACGTTATGATGCCGATGGATGACGTAATCTTTAAGACTGTTGAGAATGTAACCCGTACTTTGGGTGGCAATACAGCCTTCCAGCAACCATTGTTTAATGATGTAACTCTTAAATTAAAACTTGCTAACCCATCCTTCAGCCCTGATGCTGGTATGCCTACCCTATCGGGACCTATTGCTGCATTGGGCGTTATAACTATGAAGCAACTCCTTGGTGCTACGGGAGTTACTGGCAAGAAGGCTGCTGAAGAACTAGATAACTATGCTCTTGGTTCTATTGGTGAAGGTATGGATATCGTCCGTGCTTTAGTTCCAGCACCACTACAACGTATTTATTCTGCCCTATCTATTGGTGAAAAGAATCGCCAAGAATCTACAGCAGCAATGCAGGCTATTGCCTTTAATGCTGCCTATGGCAACATCCCTAAAGCAACAGATACTGCAGAACAGAAGTACGAATATCTAAAGAATATCCGTATCTCAGCGCACAACATTATGATTATGCGTTCTGTTCTTGGCTTGCTTTCTCCGATTACACCGACCATGCAGGAGAGCAAGGGTGTTCCTGACTACCTAAAGCAGGTAGGAATTACAGGTCTACGACCAGAGTTTTATGATTTAGTGAATGCTATTACCAAGAAGTACGGCGGGGATATTCAAGACCCATACGACTTGGCTGTATCTACATTCGTCGGCAAGAATCCAGGAAAGATTATCTACACAGTATCCCGTGATGAGAAGCAGACAAACGTAGTCATTCAGAAGACTAAAGAAATGAAGAACTGGTATATCGGTAATAAGTCTTTGATTGACAAGTACGGAGAAGCAGCATTTATCTTTGCCCCACAAACAGGTGAATTTGATGCAGCAAGTTATTCTTGGCTAGAGGCTGCAGACTTTATTAAGAATAAAGACCTAGAGAAGTATTACCTAGATGTAATGATTTCTCAGGATAAGCAGGCTTACTTCAATATTGCCCGTGAGGAGAATGAGGCTCTGTCTCAGACAGTTAGCCCATCTGCCCGTAGGTCTATTATTGAGAATGCCACGGCGCAACGTCAGGCTATGAAGTTTGCTAACCCACTATTAGAGTTTGCTATCACTGGTGGTGGCAATGAGATTGCCTCTGAGACTGTTATGTTCCAGTCTATTGAGGATATTCTCCGTGATACTACAGTAGAGATGCCGCCAGCAACACGTGCAAAAATGATGATTGCTGCCTCTCAAATCCGTGACTTCATTAGTTTGGCAACAGACCCACAGTCACGTGAAGCAAAGAACTTTGCGGACATCAAGCGTCAGCGTAAGGCTGATATTGAAGCATTGCTTTCAAATCTTATTGAAGGCGATTTAATTATTAAAGAAGCCAACCGAGCCGTATTCCAGACTATCTTGGATTACTACTCCCGAGACACGTATAGGGTATAAAGTGGCAGAACCAATAAAAATATCTAAACCCAGCAAAGAACAAGAGCGTGCGCTTTCTCTCAAAGGTTCTGACTGGAGACTGGTCTGGGACCCTCAATCAAAAAACTGGAAGACTGTTAAAGTTGGCGAAGTTAAAAGTGCAGATATTACATATGATGACTGGAGAAATGGTCAGACAACCTACACACCAATTACCCCTGGTCGTGGCGGAGCGCTAGATGTTGCAGAACAAACTGCTACTAGAGAAGCAGAACAAGACCCACTATATAAGTATGTTCGTGACTATGCTTTAGAAGTTGTTACTGATGAAAAAACTGGCGAGACTTATCTACGTGGTATTCCTCAAGGCGGAACCACTGCTGTTCCTTTTTATCTTTATCTAGATAGTAAAGGTACTATTAATCTTAGTCAAGACTATAATGCTATTAAGAAAAAAGCCATTGATGACCTTAAGGCTACTAACAAATTAGATGCGTTATTCCAGGAATTATACAATAAGAAAAAGATTTCTAAAGAAACATTTAATTCACGCAATATTCAGTCAACCGATTTTAATGCAGCCCTTTTAGATGCAATCAATACATATTCTAGAGGCGTTATTGGTAATCGTCAGTTTGACCCTACTGCTACTACGGCTCCAGACTTCTTAACATTCTTACAATCTGGTGCAGGATTAAGTGGTGCGGGCGGTGGCGGAGGCGGCGATGAGAATCTACCTCGTCGTGAGTTCCAAGACATTAGCAAGATTGAACTCAATAATTTTATTGACGCAATCTATTTGGAAACTATTGGTCGTAAGCCATCCGAAGAACAGCGCAAAGCAAAACTAAAAGAACTAAATGCTATTGTTAAAAAGGGTATTGTTACTACAACCTCTGTTGTTGGCGGGGAAATACAGACCCGTAGAAAAGGTGGCTTTGACGAACAACAACAGGCTTTAAGATTACAACAAGAACTTAAGACTCAGAATCCACTTGAGTATGAGCGTCGTCAAGCATTTGAGTTTATGGATGAACTTCAAAAGATTATGTCGGGAGGTATGTAATGGCTGAGATAAATGCTTCCAATCCAGCAGTTGCTGAAACTATCCAGATGATTCTTGCTCTTAAGGGCATTGACACCCAGTTAGAGGCTGCGTGGCAGGCTTGGCTCAAGGGTGATATTGATGGAATGTATTCCGCTGTATTAAAGAGTAACTTTTATCAAAATAACAATGCTACAGCCCGTACTCGTTTGCAGGCTAAGACGTCACAGCCTGGTGTTTATGCCGATGGTTTAGATAAGTACAAGTTATCTACAAGAAAGAGCCTTGTTAATTCTGGCTTAAAGATGGATGCTAAATTATTTGAAGGTTTAGCAGCCAAAGCCTATGACTCTGGTATGTCAGAGGACCAACTTAAAGAATTGATTGTTAACTCTGGATTGGTTACTGGATATGGCGGAGAAGTATTAGGTGAGACTTCGGCACTTAAATCATACGCTAACTCATTTGGTGTTGGTAAGTATCTTGATGAAAAGTACTGGGCACAAAAGTCGCAGGATTTATTTTTGGGTAGAACTACAACTGAAGACATTGAAGATGAAGTTCGTAATCTTGCAGCCAGCGCATTTCCTGGTTACTCAGACCAGATTAAGGCTGGCATATCTGTAGATTCTTTGGCTTCGGCTTACAAAGGTGCTATCGCTAGCGTTCTTGAAAAAGATGCAGACTCAGTTACATTTGAAGACCCACGTTTACGTGCTGCTCTACAGTATGTAGGACCAGATGGTAAGCCAGCAGTAAAACCATTGTGGCAGTTTGAACGTGAACTACGTATGACTCCTGAATGGGAATTGACGAACAATGCTAGAACTACAGTAGATAACCTTGCTTACAAGGTACTAAGTGATATGGGGCTTGTCTAGTGGTAATGAGTATACTGCAGTGGGAAAACTTACAACAACAGTTGCCACCAGAGGATAGAATGTCTTATGGTGAATATCTATCATCTCTTTCGCCAGACTATGCTGCTGATGCCGCCGCATCTGCTACTGCTGGTGAAAATGCACTTGCAGAAGCAGACCGTCTAGCCCAATTAGCAAAAGAAACCGAAGAGAAAGCAAGAATTCAGGCTGAACTTCAAACTTCAGAAGCCGCTAGACTTGCAGCCGAAGAAGCATTAAGGCTAGCAAAAGAAGCAGCAGATAAAGCAGCAGCCGAAGCGGCTAGAATTGCAGCAGAAGAAAAGGCTAGACTAGAAGCACTTCTTGCAAAGGCTAAAGCAGATGCGGATGCTGCTGCTGCTGCGGCAGCAAAGGCTGCACTTGATGCTCTTAATAGAGCAAATGCAGCCGCAGGTAATATTAATACTGCTGGCAATGTTTATATGCCAGGAACTCCAGCAGCAGGTGGTATGGGTGCTGCAGATATTCTTGCTAGACAATATGCAGAACAACAGGCAGCCCGTGAAAAAGAACAGGCTATGCAACGCCAGTCCATTATGGATGTTCTTACAGATAGATTTACACGCTATAACTTAACTGGTCTTATTCCTACAATTAAGCGCCTTGCTCAAGAAGGCGCAACGGAATCAACAATTACCCTTGCTTTGCAGGAAACAGAAGACTATAAGCGTCGCTTCAGGGCTAATGAAGCACGTATGAAAAAAGGTTTGCAGGTTCTTACTCCTGCTGAGTATCTCAATCTTGAAGATGGCTATCGCCAGACCCTTAGAGCATATGGATTAAATCAATTTGATACAGATGATTATGTTAGCCAGTTTATTGCTAATGATATGTCTGCTGCTGAATTATCTAATCGTGTAGTTACTGCGGTTCAACGAGTTCGTAATGCTGACCCAGCCGTTGCTGCAACACTACGAGATTACTACGGCATTGGCGCTAATGACCTTGTTGCCTATGTACTAGACCCAGGTCAACAGTTCCAGAAAATTGAACGTCAAGTTGCTGCATCTGAAATTGGTACAGCAGCACGTCGTCAAGGCATTGAGGCTGGAGTTGGTGTGGCTGAACAACTTGCTGCACAAGGAATTACACAGGCTGAAGCACAGCGTGGTTATGCCACAATTGCAAATGTTCTTCCTGGAGCAGAAAAACTATCTCAACTTTATGGCAGTACCCTTGAAGGGTATGGCTTAGCAGAAGCAGAGCAAGAAGTATTTAACAGTCTTGCTTCAGCACAGCGCCGTCGTCAACGTTTAACTGAACGTGAAATTGCAGAGTTTGGTGGAACCAGTGGTACTGGTAGAAGTTCACTAAGCCAGCAATCAAGAGGGCAATTCTAGAATCCTGACGTGGACCGACCAGCCCCACGCAGTGTATAAGACTGGTAGCAAGAGCCAGCCTACTTTCCCCTGGGTAGACCTGTGGCTTGCGACTAACTACAAATAGAAAGGGTGGTTGCTATGAGCAACAACTACTGGGATGACGAAGAAGACGAAGTAGAAGTACCTGACCATCAGTTAAGCGGTGATGACTTAGTTAAGAAACTAAGAAAAGCCAAGCGAGCCGATGAAAAGCGTATTAAGGAACTGACCGAAAAACTTGAAGGATTCGTCAAGGAAAAACGGGAACAGACCGTCTCTGAAGTCCTAGCAAAAAAGGGAGTAAACGCTAAGGCTGCACGCCTTATTCTGAAAGATGTAGAGGATGCCACTGAGGAGTCTATTGACTCTTGGCTCCGTGATAACGGAGATATTATTGGCTATACCCCACAGGCTCAGAATGAAGATACGCAGCAGAACCTTGCGGCACTACGCCAGCAAGATGTTCTTACCCAAGGCGGACTTACTCCAGACAAACTCGTAGACATTGAAGCGCGTATGGAAAACGCGGAATCAATGGATGATTTGATTCATCTTCTACGAAATTCCTAACCGTTCATAGTCACTGGAGGTGACGCAAAAAAATGTCCAACCAATATACGTCAACCGCGAGCACATCGCTCGGAGGTTCCGTCGGTGGTGCTGGTCTAGTACAGAAGGCGTATGACCGTCTTCTTGAGTTTGCGCTACGTTCTGAACCACTTATTCGTTCAGTCGCAGACAAGCGTCCTGCTAAGCAGGCTTTCCCAGGTTCAACCGTAGTTCTACAGAAGTACGTTGACCTAGACCAAGCAACATCAACACTCGCTGAGACAACTGACCCAGATGCAGTTTCTCTAACAACACCAACATCTGTAACTATTACTCTTAACGAGTATGGTAATGCAGTACTCGTAACCCGTGCTCTTGAGTTGTTCTCACTTGCAGACGTAGACCCAGCAATTGCAAATATCATTGCATACAACCTTGCTGATTCTATTGATACTGTAGCAATGAACACACTCGGCGCAGGTTCAAACGTTCTATACGGTGGCAACGCAACATCAACTGCAACTATTGATGCTGCTGACACCATTGATTCCGCAGACATTCGCCGCGCAGTTGCAAAACTCCGCGCCAATAAGGCTAAGGCACGTCGCGGTTCCCTATACTGGACAGGTATCCACCCAGAAGTTTCACACGACCTTCGTGCAGAAACTGGAAATATGGGCTGGAACTTCGTTCACGCTAATACTTCACCATCTGTTGACAAGATTTGGGCAGGCGAAATCGGAGATTACGAAGGCGCGTTCTTCGTTGAGTCACCACGTCTTGCTAACTCTAAGTCAGGTGCAGACCAGTCTGCTCTTGCCACAACTACACCTACTGTAAATGGTACCTCTGGTGGCTTTACAGTCGGCGTTTCTTCTACTTCAGTAATTGCAACACGCTCTGAAGTTGGCGACAAGATTGCTGCAACAGGTATTGCTTCTGGTACCAAGATTACTGCTATTAGCACATCTGGTTCAACCACAACTATTACTGTAGATACAGCATTTACTGCTGCAGTTACAACTACTCTCACTGTTACACCAGTAACCCGTGTGTTTGACACAATCGTCTGCGGACAGCAAGCACTTGCTGAGGCTGTAGCCGAAGAACCACACATCGTTATCGGTAACGTAACTGACAAGTTGATGCGCTTCCGCCCAATGGGCTGGTACGGCGTACT